CTCGCATGTGATCAGCCATGGAAGCCTTGCCGAGTTCGTATGTCGGTCTGATGGCTTCAACAATATCCTTTGACGTCACCTCGCTAGCTCGTCTGTCTGCTCCAATGAGAACAGCCATGCGGTTGAGAACATATTCCACGTCCTCTGCAGAGCGTTTCCCTCGAGCCTTCAAATGCGAAACGTAGTCGTCAAACAGCGCCTTGACCGTGCCGTATTGAGGAGCTGTCCGAATGTCCTCTTTGAGCACGATTTTGGAGCGATAGTTCGTTTCGAACTCGACTCGAGCCCCTGCAAGTGTGAGGGTTGGATACACGCCTACCTTTGAAAGCCTCCGCTTGTTTCCCACCCATTGCTGAGCGTACCAGGTTGCCTGTCCGTCTTTGATACGGACAACGAGACGTCCTGAACCTCGTCCGCTTCCGTCCGATAGCTGAACCTCCCTCCCCTCTTTCAAGGCGCGCTTTATAGCTGATTCGGTGAGCAACTGAACCTCCTTCAGTGACTGTTTTGGTGACGATTCGGTTTCCCGAACGGCATCAACACGATGTCACGCGAGGCTCACGCAGAGACGAATTTTTCAATGTTTTCAGTCGCTTGGCTGTGAACTTCCGTGACAGCCAATGAACATATATTGTGGTAGCGGAACAGTCAACTGAATTTCTATGCTATTGATTTTACTTGCACTTTTCGGGAGTGGTCGGGAGTGGTGACGGTAATCTTCGGGAGTGGTCGGGAGTGGGTAGGGTAATTAAAAAAGGCCCCACGATCTCGCAGAGCCTTTTTCAAAATTGTAACTTTAACTCATTTGGTCGTGGCACCGCCTTAAATGTGAGCGTGCCAAAGGGAACAACCCTGTCGTTTCGAACATCGCAAAAGCCTTACGGGGCTCAGGATGTTTCGTTCTAGCTTCCAAGGCTACGAACGGCTCGAAAACAAAGATGTCGTTCAAAATCGCAGGAGCGTGGAAATCAACAACAAGCGTGTCAATGTCGTGGCTCTTTACGATTGCGACCTTGCTAGTAGTGGTATCAGGGGAATGAGCTAACCCTGATGCACTTAAGCTTGTACACAAGCCAAATGCTAAAAAACCAACAATGATTGCTTTCATGTTGCAATAATAGGAATTTTTTCCGAACTACCAAAACATTATGCAAAAAAAAGCCCCTCACCTAAGTGAGAGGCTTTCGGCCTTGCAACATGACGACACTTTCACCTGCGTCGTAGCGGGTACAGGACTCGAACCTGTGCTCCCTTGGGAATGAACCAAGTGGGATAGCCAACTTCCCCAACCCGCAATCTTATGCCTTTTTCAAGACCCACTTTGCCCTATCCCAAAAAGGGTGCTTCCCTTTAGATGGTTTAGGAGGTGGTGTCATTGTTGCGTTACCCGGTACGAGGAACTCTCCAAGTTCTCTAGGGTTAGGCTGGCACTCCACCTCTCCGAGATAAGCGCCAGTACGTGGATGGTATGCAAAAGCTTTCATGGTATTAGAATTTGATTAGATAATTGACCGCGTAGTTGGCTGGTCTTGTTTCCGTCCCACCAAACAATGTCATGTTTGTTCCATAGCTCGCTATGTTCGAGTTCTCAAAATATGCTTGCGACGAACCGATAGCCGCTCCTGTAGCTGCCCACGTTGTACTTGCCTCACGAAGTTGCACCCCTGCCGTGTTCACGGATTCCGCTTGTGCAACCCCTAGAGCTGCAGAAGTTCCACCTAAGCCTCTCAGGAAGTAGCCCGCAAAGTTCGGAAGGTTGAACGTTGTCGAACCGTCACCACTTCCGTACGTTGTACCAATCGCTTGGAACAAGTCAGAGTAAGTGGTTCTCGAGATAGCGCTACCGTCACACAAAAGGTAACCGGCAGGCATGTTCAAAGAAGCTCCCGCAAATGGAGATATTACACCAGCTGGAACAGCTCCACGTCCGTACAAAGTCTTAGCGTCTTTTCCTACGTTTCCAATCAAGTATATGAATTGGTCGTCGAGAGGAATACCCTTTCCAATGATGATACGATTTCTCTGAACCCATACTCCACTCTCTCTATGGAACATTGCCTCACGCCCAAGATCGTACCAATATTTTCCGTTCGGTGCTGAACTTGGTTCATCGTATGAGTACACAGGGGTTACCCATGCCTCCAACACTAGCGTAACTGCTCCCGTAGATGAGTTGTAGTCCAACAACGCAATGAACTCTGCTGTTGAAGCCCATACGCCCACGATGTTCGAAGTCAATCGAGCATAGTAGTTTATTGGTCCATCTGCATCGTAACCACCAGAGAATGACAAAATAAGCGGGTTGGTCGAATCCGCAACGATTGTAAGCGTGTTCGTACCACCTGGTTCTGTGTACTCTGCAAAAGCGGGGTTAGCTATATTCGAGCCTGTACCCATTTTCGCTGCAATGATTGCCTGTTTCAGCAATGAAGCTGAACCAAGAGTACGTCTCATTGCAAGTTGAAGTGCGTCGATATCCGTTTCAGCTGTATCTAAACGACCGTCCAACGCTGCAATTTGAGCGTCCACGCTCGTAGCGTTCGCCTCGAGTGCTTCAACATGCTCTTTCAGGTATTCCGTTCTGTTACCAAGCTCCTTAGCTTGTCTGTTAGAAATACCTTCCTCACCACCAATGACCTGGTCTGTGAGCTCAATTCGGTAAATACCGTCTTCCCAAGCGGGAGTAAGTGTTAAATCTGCCATGTTACCCTATTTAAAAAGTTATTGTCCAAGTTCCACTCAGGCGAATGTCCGCAGTCTTGACGATTGCAGTACGTGTCATTCGACTAAACATCGTTGCGTCGTTCGAAAACAATGCAAATTCACGGATAGTTGCTCCGTTGTTTTCTCCGAGCTCGAGAGCAAACGCAAAAACCGCAGACGTTCCGCTGTACGAAACTCCGTCTAGTGCCTTTGTGAATCCACTCGTAATCGAAGTGTCTGCCCCTGCAGGGTCGGTACCGTCCGAACCGAAACCGATTGTGTCGACTACCTTCCCTGCAGTTCCTGAACCAAGCAAGCGAGCCATGCTCTGCTTACCTACGTTCACAATAAGGTTGTGATGAGTGAACGTCTCAATCAGTTCCCCATCCTTGTTGAACACGTCAATTTGCACCGTGCCCTTTGCTCTAAATGTATCTTTCATCATTCAATAGTTACCGTTGTTGAATCACTTATTGTTCCGTGGTTCTGTTCTCCGTCGTAAAGATAGTCACCTCCGTAATAAATTCCAAGAATATCTGCAAATCCACCCTCCACAACAACGGAAAGCTCCTCTGTCATGACTTGGTACTCTTGGATTGTTGAACGGTAGGATACGTCCCTCAAACGAGAACGCACGTTCTTGTACTCATTAATAAGCGCCACAGCTGCAGCTGCAGTGTCAGGATTTATCCCTTGGTTATTTCCAATATCCAAAATGACACGGAAGTCTGCCCAATGTCCTGGGCCGTAAAACTGTGAGCCATTATGTAGATATTCCCCATTGTAATAGATCGGGTTTAAAAGTCGCTCCTGTATGATTGCATCGTAGTAGCCGATTGCTTTCAGCGCTTCTTTGATACTCCATGGAGTACCCTTGTAGCGGTGCAGCTCGATTGCTCTCTTAATGATCTCACGCTTTTCCTCTTCCGTTTGAGCAAGTCCGTAGCCCTTGTAACCAAGGACGTCGAATTGTTCTGCGAGGATTGGCAAGGCATCCGCTGTCACCGTATCAATGAGATAGATGAGAACAGCCTCAACGTTGATGTTGGCAAGACGTGCCTCCACCATTTCGTCAAAAGCTGTCAAATGCTCTTTGTGCGCTATTCCTGAAGCTAGAATATTACCCATCGTTTGTGTCGCTGATATTTACCGTTACTCCTGTGCAGAATCCGTACTCCGACTTTCCGACAATGATGTCGGAAACAGGCGAGACAATCTCAACGTCATACACGCCATCAACGAAGCACTTGGAAATGATTTTATTCACTCGAATGTCACGCCCTAGCGCCTGTCTGCGCTCCAAGGCGTAATCGTTCAGAGCCGATGTGATTAAGTCGTCCACAGCCGTTGAATCGGCAGTCGTCAAGATTGTGACGTTCACCTCAATGGTGTAGTCGGTCTTGGTTGGTGCAATCACAGTCACAAGGTCTGTTAGTGGTCGAACCTTTTCGTCATTCACTGCAGCATCCACCTCATCCAAAACGGATGTTGGTGTCTCGCTTCCGTCCTCGAGGAGCGGATAGATTTCCACCTCACCAGGATCAATGTCGGGTGGACCTATAACAGCCACGTCAATGATTGCGGGATTGGCTGACTTCGCAAAGTACTTATATGCTCCATAGCTACCAGCATTCGAGAACGAGGCAGGAGCTAGTTTGATACGCTCTCTGAGGGCTTCGTCTGTTTCTTGGTCTGCACCCCCATTGGATGCAGATGTGTTTGTTACGGACGTGAGGAAAGGCTGAGGGTCGATGATTGTCGTCACCGTACCAACATCAAACCCATTTCCAGCACTGCCCTCAATGACACACTCCGCTGTGACCTCAATCGTAGTGACACCCACCTCAACGAGCACGTCCTCGATAGTGGCGAACGTTGCCCCTCCATCGACTGTGGCAACACGTGTTCCAACAGGAATGGTCACGCCTAGGTGGCCATCAACAATCTGAAACTCGAGAACCACGCTTGCCTTGGAAGCGGATAACCTCGTCACCCCTACGAGCTGTCCGAGGTAGTCAAGGAATGGAGCGGAAGCAAACTCCACAAGGTTCTGTGTAGCTGCATACTGAACCTTTTCACGTACAAGCATTTCCCTGTACGCAAAGGCGTTGATGAGCAAACGCTCTACCTGAGCAGGTTGGAG